TCTACATTGGGGGAAGCTACGCAAGATTGGGCTAGGGATTGGGACCGAATAGCCATAACCGAGATGCATAATGCCCGGGAACATGGTTACGCGGATAACGTAGGAAAGCATTATGGGGGCGAGGCAAGGGTATGTAAAATTACGCAAGAGAATGCTTGTCAACATTGTAAGGAATTGCATATTGGACCGGATGGTTACCCTAGAATATTTAAGCTTAGTCAATTGGAAGCGCATGGTACAAACGTTGGTCGAAAAGCTAAAAATTGGGAAGCGGTGGTAGGTCCGATCCATCCGCATTGCTCGTGCGTCTTGCAGCGCGTACCCAATGGTTGGGGGTTTAATGAAGAAGGTAACCTAGCTCCGGGTGGCGAGTTTGGGATTGAATATGATAGTCGGGAGGATTTGGAGGAAGCGTTAAAGGGGGAAAACGATTTGATGAAATCGGTTAAAGAGGGCCATGTAGATTATCAGGGGTTACCAATTACAATTGAAAATGCTCCGGGTACCAAGCGCCATTGGCAAGATGAGAACGGTAAAACCGGTTCGACTACTATGTTATTTGCTTACGGGTATCTGGATGATACGGATGCCATGGATGGGGATGAACTGGATGTTTATATTGGGCCAGACCCGAAAGCGGAAACCGTTTATATCGTGCATCAGCAAAACCCGCACACGGGTATCTATGATGAGGAAAAGTGTTTTTTAGGATTTAATGATGAGCGTACTGCCAAGCAAGCGTATCGGTATCATTTCGATACCCCGGAAGATTACTTATTAACCGTTACTCCGATGGCGCTGGACGGGTTCAAGCGATGGGCGCATTCGAGTACGAAACAAAAGGATAACCCCGATGTACGATTGGTAATACCGTTGGATATGAAAAAAGCGGAGTTGGGAAGTACCGGTAGGGAGTCCACGGAGTTTGTAGAGACTATGGCCGATGCGCGGGCTCCAGGTCCGGGAGTAGGGGCAAACTATGTATTTCCGGTACCGCAACGGGGACCGATGGTTACCGTAGGAATAAATGAGTTGGCACCAAGGGAAATGCTGGAGCAAGCGATACCAAGAGGTAACGCGGTTAAGCGGGATAGGCACGTTTACGATTTTACGGAACCTTTGCATCAGGAACCGCATAAGATAGAGATACCGGAACAATTTCTTGATCTGACGATGCTTGACCCCAAAGAAGAAGAGCGTCGAAAACAACTGATAATTAAATTGGGGAAGCGGAATATTAGGCATCCCGCAAATAAAGTTGATGTTGAAACCGAGGACGATATCAATGAAGATGTTTTTTATCCCGGAAATGGTAACCAAGTTTAAGCTATTGGTTGCGCCTAAAACCGATGCTTTGGCTAAGGGTGCCTCCGGTAGCGAGAAATCGGGGCATTTGTATATCCGGAGAACTGGCACACCTGGAAATTATGATTACGAATATCCCGAGAATAAGGGTGGTAAGAATACACGGAGTAAAAAGGATGTAGAGGTATTCGGCGGGGAAAATATGGTAGTTTCCGGGATGGTGAATGCTGGTTCCCCGGAAGCGCATGATGCTTTCGGACCCCATGAAGATTTGAAATGTACTCGCTGCGGGGCTCATTTGGGTCGGGCTTGTGTAACGGAACATGGGCCAATGGGCGCGGATTGCGTAGCCACGGTTACTGGGGATAAAACTTGGAATACGATATACCGAAAGTTGCATGACAGTTTTAGCAAATATGAAATGTACGCGGTACCGGGTAGTAAGATAAAAGGTATAGAATTAAAACATTTAGAGGATAAGTATTCCGTAGTAATGCGGATACAAATTCCAGGGGGTGATGATAAGAGTTGGTACCTAGCTCATTTTCCAGATACCAAAAAGGGTCAAGCAATCGCTGTATCATCATCTTTTGCTAAAGAGCATAACCTAGAATACACGGGGCCGGAATTACCCAAAATGGTATTACCGCTTGAATCTAGTACCTTGAAATATTCGGGTATTCCGGAACCAAAGTTTGTAATTCATCCGGAAATAAAAGGCCAATTGGATTTATTCAAGGCGATTACCGCGGATAACGATTTTGTACCTAGTGCGGATGATTTTACTTTATGTATGTCTCTGGCCGGGCAATGGATATCGGAAGGTCGATTTGAGGAAGCGATAGACCTCATTAAAGCAGCTACCCATAAGTACCTACGGCGGTATCCTTCAGGCAAGGTAACGCCTAAATGGTATTACGTTTATAAGATTACTTCTCAGCACCTTACTCCGGAAGTTCAGGTCGGGGAAAAGGTTCAGGTATCTAGCGATGACCAAAAGGGCCATTACGAAATTGAAGCGGTGCATCCTAACGGTTGGGTAACAATTAAGCACGATGAAACCGGGCAACGGTTATCGGTAAAGCAAGAATGGCTACATGAACAGTTTGCTCAGGAACATAAAGACGTTATCGAAGCGGCGCATAAGAAGCTAGCGGAAGCGGCTAGCGCGGCTCAGGAATACGGTACTGAAGTACAAAAGGAAAAGACGCAAAAGGCGTTACAGGAACATCGAGATAGGTTTGCTAACCGGGTGCCGGCGGCTATCGCTAAGGATAAGGCCCGGGGTATGACGATGTTTACGCAAGCGGCGCCATCGGTTGAAAATCATTTAGCTGCGGCTCAAGCGCATGAATACGCGGCGGGTTTCGGTACGGAGCATAAAGCGCTTCATTTGGAAATGGCCGCGTATCATAGGGATGCTGCGAATAGCGCTGCTATGCAAGCTAAGACTAAGGAAGCGCTAATCGGTGATGGGGTTACTTATTTTATTCCGGGCAAGACAGAAGCGGAAAAAGCGGCTAATAATCCGTTAGTAAAGCCGGGGCAACGTAAATCCCATGGTGCGTATTTCACTACTAAACGGGAAGCGTATACCAAGATGGTACCCGATGAATTCCGGGCGGATTTCGGAGAAAGTGATAAAGCATATCACGATTGGAAAGCGAGTAAGGGTGCAAAGCCTAAAGCGTATCAAGGTGGTTTGCTAGACCCCATTAATGAGGCTTTGGGGTTACGGCCAATTACCAAAGGGTTTAATACCATTGATCATAGGGTAACCAGTTTGGCGGAAGGGTTTGACCGGTTAATGGGTATGGCCAAGCGGTATGATAGTGAAAAGGCCATTAATACTTACAACGTACTCCGACAAATTCAGGGGTTGGAAAATCTACAAATGCCTACTGAGATGGAAGAGGCTATAAACGCTAAGATAGTTGCTCAGAATGCCGCTCAGGAAGCAAAGGAACGGGTTACTGCTACGGAGTATAGCCAGGCGGATATTGATGCTGAATTGGCGGACCTGGAAGCGCGGGGAGAACAATTGCATGATGTTTTCCAGGAAGCGGATAGTGATTTCGATGTAGCAAGCTGGGAACGAGAATTTGAGGAAGCGGATAAGGCGGAATTGGGGCAAGGGATATCTCCGGAAGATGAGGATCCGGTAGAGAGTTATAAGCATTTAGGAGTTAAGGCTAAGAGCTTTAAGGCATGGTTTGGCGATTGGGAAAGTAATCCGGCGGAAGCCAGTAAAGTTATCAAGAAGGATGGTTCGCCGGCGGAACAAAGTAATATGGCGCCGATGGTGGTTTATCATGGCACGGCGGTCGGGGGTTACAGCGAATTTGACCCGAAAAAAGTATCTTCTTATAACATTTTTGGCGAGGGATTTTATTTTACTGAAGACCAGGAAGTGGCAAAGGAATATACAAAAAAGGATAAGGGTGCTGATACAGATTGGGAGTATTGCCACGGGTTTAGGGATGCTAAAGGTAATTCAGTAGAATATATACCTAATGATATAGCTGAAAGGATTATAAATAAAATACCGGGATATTCTCCCAGTTCATTAGGTAAGAAATATGAGTATACAGGAGATAGGTATATAGCCGCGGCATTACGGCGGGCTATGACTAATAAGGGCGTTAGTGTAACTAAATTTTTACAAGAGTACCGGAATCCTAGTGGCCCGGTTTTAGATAATTACGGGCATCCAGAATCAGGGGCTTCAAGTTTTACGGGTAATGTAGAAACATTACAAGGATTAGTTGCCAGTATTTCTCAGAGATTCGGGGGTATGCTTATTCCCGTGGTTAATCCGCCTGAAGTTTTTGAAACTTTTTTGAATGTTAGAAAACCCATTGATATGGAAGCTGAGATTACTCGGGAAGAATTTGAGGATTTTGCGGGGTATATAGGGTCAAGAACCGATAACGTTGTTAGTGATCTTAAACGTGGTATTCGGATTGAACCTAAAATTCCTGAAAATTGGGAACCTACATCAGGATTGGCGTTTTATACTAAGAATCTAAATGACAATAATGAATTGGCGGAAATGGGGCATGACCGTTATGAAAAATCTTTTACATATCCGGAAATGATTCACGCTAAAAAGATATTACGAAAGGAAACTACGGGGGAATCTAATAATAAACCCGCTTATGGTATATTTCATTTAACAGATGAAAATAAGCTTACCTGGGGGGATGTGCATTATATTTTAACGGACGGTCATAATAATAGTATCCCCAAAGGATTTTTTAAGGAATGGGCTGAAAGAAAAGGTTATGACGGTATTACGCATACCGGGGGTTGGAATATTGGTAAAAAAGCTCATAAAGTTTGGATTGCCTGGAAGCCGAATCAAATTAAGGCAAAGGATAACTACGGTATGTTCGACCCCGGCTCAAATGATATCAAGAAGTCTTTAACATATCGGACAAACATTTTTGTTATCCGGGAAGATAAGTTATTCAAAGCCGGTGGACCCTATATTGGCCCCCGGGGAGGTCTATGGGCGGATCCGGAACATACGCAACATTGGGAACCTAATTTGATTGCTACGGTTCCTACTATTGGTGCTATTGATTCGGAAAATATGAAAGTTAAGGAAGATCAATTATCGGCTTTACCGCGGGAGGAGTTGGAAAAAATAGTTTATCAATTGGATGCTGTTATCCAGGGTGGGGGTAATGAGGCGCTGCGATTGTGGCAGAATGCGGCGCATGAAGCGTTAGCGCGTAAACCTAAGATGGTTGCCAAGGTTGCTAGTGAAAATAAGAAACAAATGGGTTTCGATTTTGATGTTGAACCGGAAATTAAGCCTATGAGTTCTAAACCGGTTACTAAGCCGTTACCCGCTGATAAACCGGTAGATGTTGTACAAGAAATGGCTGAAGGAAATATACCAGAGAAGTTAATACCGGTCGGCGATCATATTTGGGGTAGTAGGAAAGATATTGCCCGGATGCATATTGAGAGTATTGACGATTTGAAAGCAATGACGTTTGATGATGCCGTTGCCGCGGTAACTAAGAAAAAGTTAATTCCTGCATTTGATTTGGATACATTGAAGGGTATGGGGCAGGAGCCGGCGGCGGCGTATTTTACGTTAGCGCTTTTAGCTTCTATTACAGACCGCCCTAGAAAAAATCGAAGATACATAGACCATTACGTAACTGACATAAAGAATATTTTAGCATCTTTGCAAAATTGTAAAACAGTGAAAGATATATTTGGGTTGGGTGAGGAAATGATACATAGTTATAACCGGGGGGATAAATGGGAAAAGGTTAGTGATAAAACTTATGATTCAACTGGTCCGGCGTATGATGAAAAGGTACAATTAGAAAAAGATAATCCCGGTGAGAAATATACGGTGTTACGGCATTCATCGCATACAACATATAAAACTGATTATTATGTAGCGATACCCGCGGTTAAACCCTATGGCACTTTGGGAAATAAAATATTTGATATGTTTTCCGCTAATCGTAAAAGTGTAGATTTTTTGACCGAAGTTAAAAATATTAGAGCTATGCCTATGGAAGCCGGCTGGGAGTATTTGAAAACTCGGGGTATGGATAGTAAAACGGCGGAGAAAGTAAAAGCTGCGGATAAAAAGGCCAATAAAAATAAACCGGCTTTTACTCAGGCACAATTTGAGCAATTGCGTAAAACGCCATTAGAGCGGGAAGGCGGCGGGGAACCTATTAGAAAAGCGGATGCTAATAGAACCTTGGCAACGTTTGATTTGAAGGAAATCGATTACGGAACTCCTGGTTATATGACTCAAGATGATAGGGAAAGTCATACCGCTTGGCTGGAAGTTTCTTTACATGATTTATCTGATTTATTGCAGATACCTAAAAAACAAGTTTCGTTTAAGGGTAGATTAGGAATTGCTTTGGGTGCCCGGGGAAGTACGGAATGCCCGATTGCTCATTATGAGCGAGAAAAGTTTGTAATCAATATCACTAAATATCAGGGGGGTGGTAGTTTAGCGCATGAATGGGCGCATGCTTTGGATAATGTATTAGCCGTAGTTTATCGGCCTGAAAATAACCAAACTACTAATTTATCCGCGGTTCCGGAAGCTAGTTTTTTACCGGATCATATTAAAAAAGCTTATCAGAAAGTGCATGAGGCTATGTCAATTAGTCCCAATTATTCGGAAACATCGGAAAAGCATTTGGTATTTCACCGGGAATTACAAGCTAAAGATAATCAAATGTCTGAAAAATATAATGGTTTAATACGGGAATCCAGGATTTTGCAAGGTAAAGTAAAACCTGAAATGGTAGAGGTGGTAAAAAATCGATATAAAGCGCAAGAAGCGGAATTGTTACCTAAGTATAATGCGGCGGAAACCAAGTTAAAGGAGTTGGAAATTAAGAAGCACGGGGAACATAGAGCCCGGGGTTGGGAAAATGCCTATAAACAAGTTAGTCAATATGGTAGTTGGTTGAAATCCATTCAAAAGCAAATAAAAGAATTGGAGGAAGGTACTAATATTAGGCAACCGGGGGATGAAGAAAAAGCGGATAAACTGAAATCGGATGCTGAAGCTATGTTACCCGAGATTAATCGTATCCGAAAGGAAATTGATATAAATAGCGCTTTTGATGGTTCCGTTTCCAATTTTAAGCGGTCTGCTATGTTATTAGGCGCGGGTTATTGGGGAGCCCCTACGGAAATGTTTGCCCGAGCTTTCGAATCATATATTTCTGATAAAATGGGCGAGATAAAGCGCCGAAATAGTTATTTGGTTAATCGGTGGTTTACTAATCTTAAATTCCCGACCGGTAAAGCTATGCCGGATGGTTCCCAGGCGCAACCTTTTCCACAAGGGGAAGAGCGTAAAAGAATTAATGCCACTATTGATGAATTTTTAGATGTATTGAGAAAGCATGATGAATTAACTAAGGCTCTTTATGCGTTGCCCTAAGTGCAAAAATAAGCTGATTCAGACCACGGGGGATATAACTCGGGTACGAATTGATGGCCCGCTGGAGTTTCTAGCAGATGGTACAGCTAGAGCTAAGTGTTATTGGTGCAAGCAAGTAATCGATTTACCATTGCAGTTGAAAGCCGGGTTGGATATTCCATCAGAGCGGTTTCTTATACTAGATAAAGTTAGTCAATCATAGAATATCAGTAAAGTAGTTTGCCGTTCATAAAATTGAAAATATGAGCTACAAGTTTTACTGCAACGAAATAGTGGTTTCTTTTGCAGGAAGAATTTAGAGACAAAATAGCAATCTTCTCGTTGCCAAATTGGCCTAATAATTTTTAGCGCTTGACAATCTGTCATTACTTTGCATAATTGTCATTGAAGTTACAGCAAGGCCCGTTTGAGGCGATGTTGGTCATGTAGGGGCGAGCTATTGGCAAAATAACTGCCAGTGGTTCGCCTTTTTGCGTTTTAGGAGCTGGTAATAATGAGTTGGTCACTTCCATTTCAGTTTGAAGTTCCGGTTTGCATGTTTGAGAAAGCCGATGCCGCGGAAGGAAAGAAACGGCGTATCGGAGGTATCATTTCAACTGAATCTCAGGACCGGCAAGGTGAAACGGTACTGGCCGATGGTTTGGATTTCAGCGATTTTACGAAAAATGGTTGGTTCAATGACAACCATTCAAAAGATACCGATGGGATCGTTGGTTACCCCGAATATGTAAAGGCTGTAAAAAAGGGTGAGAAACTTCCTAATGGCGATATAGCTCCGAATAAAGGGCATTGGGCTGAAGGTTATTTGCTGGGTCATGAACGGGCTAACAAAATATGGGATCTCGGTAAGACCCTGGAAGGTACGGGCCGTAGGTTAGGTTTCTCGGTTGAGGGTAAGATACTTCGCCGGGAAGGCCCGAAAACGATAGCCAAGAAATCCGAAGATGGTTCGGTGGATTGGGTTGGTAATAAAGTTGCTAAGGCGTTGGTGCGTAATGTCGCCGTGACAAATTGCCCCGTGAATACTGAAACCGGTTTAGAGATATTAGCCCGGTCACTTACCGCAGTTGAAAACGCGGATATGGATGACCTGGAAAGCCGATTAAGCGTACTCGAAAAAGCGATGACTATGGGTGAAGGTAATACGCCGAATAACCCCGTAGCGCTTCAGGGTCCAAAAACCGGTTTCGGTGCCGGCGCGGTAACTACGGCGAAAGATTTGGAGAGCGATGAAAATCCGCCTAAGCCGGCCAAAGTAGAACAAACCAAGTTACTTCCTATTCCAGAACAGGATATTCCGGCGAAAGATAAGCAAGCGCCTATTCCCAGATTAACCAAGGGTAAGTTTCAAAAAGCTTTGGAAAAGGTAGCTCCGGATACGGCACGTAAATCGTTATCGGATGCTGAAGCAATCGCGGTAATACAGTGGGCGGTACCGAAAGCTGATGCCGCTACCGCTGGGAGAATAGTGGAATTGGCTAAAAACCTCAAACGTAGCGGAAACATTTAAGGAGAAAAACGATGAAAAAGGCAATCAAAAAGGGTTTGGATTCGTCAACTATCCCCGGTGATATCGCAGGGGTGGATGCCTCCAAGGAGGACAAAAATAAAACCCGGGTGGAAGTCAGTCGCCCCGGGGAAGGTTCTAATGATCCCTTGGATGTTGTGAAAGCGGAAAAGGAAGATGACGCTGAAGCGGAAGAGCGGGAAATGGAAGAAGAGGAAGAGGAAGGCGAGAAATCGCTAACCGGTTCCGATTTGGCGCGGTCCCTGGATAGGCTGGAGCAGTTCGCTAAGTCTGGTGACCTTCCTTCCCGGAAAGATATGCTGCTGGGTAAGGCTTCGGCTGGTAAACTTTCCAAGTCAGAACGTGATGAGCTGTTTAACGTTTTGGGTGGCCAGGATACCGTTACCGATACCGATAACGAGCCGGCGGAAAACATCATCAAGTCCATGTCGGAAAATGAAGGCTTGCAAAAGGCTTTGGATGTCTCCGATTATCTGCAAGAGCATCATACCGAGTTGGTCAAAAGTCTCCGGCGCGTTGGTGATGAAATCCAGAAGTCGGATCATCGTCGGCATGAATTCAATCTGCTTCAAGCCAAGGCCCTAGTGGATATGGGCAATATGGTTAAGGCTCTTTCGGAAACCGTTTCCGTTATGTCCGGTCAGCCGGCGCGGGCTCCGAAGTCGGCGGGTATCGTTACCAAGCCTTCCCAGGTGCTTCAGAAGTCCTTTGCTGGTAGACCCCCGGCGGGTGATGAGCTTACCAAATCGCAGGTGATGGATGGTCTGGATGCCCTTATGGAAGATAGCATGGCTAAGGGCATGGACGGTATGCTTTCTAGCGGCGAGGATATCGCTATCGCCGTATCGAAGTACGAGCAGACCAATATGATTTCGCCGCGGGTGCTGGAAGCGGTGAAGGGAATTATGAGTAAACGTCAAACCGCCTAAGCCACAAGGCGATAGCGGAAAGAAGTAAACCTATATTAATGGCCTTGTGGCCAAAGGAGATGAAACAATGTCGGCAAATCTGATTAGCTGGAGAGATTACGAAGGCGTGGATGGCTTTGGTGCGGCCTCCCAGGAAGATATTACCAACCTTAACAAAGCCATGACCGCCGGGCAGAAAGTTAATAACCCGGGCGCCGTGGCGGGCGACGGTTTTGCGCTCCGCGTCGAGAGTTTAGAGCGTACTTTGAAAAACGTTACCTACAAGATGAGTCACATAAGACTCTGGAAATCCATTGGGAAGTTAGCGGCCTATAACACGATTGAGGAATTTAATCAGATTCAAAGTTACGGGTCTAATACGGATTCCGGGTTCATTTCCGAGGGCGATCTTCCGGAAGAGCAAGACACCACTTATGAACGCAAATGGAGTGTCGTGAAATACATGGGAGTCACGGGCAAGGTAAGCCACGTACTCTCATTAGTTAAGCCGGCGCATGGAAATGTGATCGCACAAGAAGCGGTGAACAAAACCATGCATCTGCTTCGAATAATCGAGAATGCGCTTTTCAAGGGCGATAGCTCGATTTCGGCTCTTCAGTTCGACGGGTTTGAAAAGCTGCTTCTGGATAATGCTCCGGCGGCTAACATTATCGACCTTCGCGGAAAACCGCTTTCGGAAGATGTATTGACCGATGGCGCCTTGACCGTACTCGATGCGCCGAATTATGGCGAACCCACTGATTTGTACTGCAATCCAAAAATTAAGGCGGACCTTTGCAAAACCTTTTTCCCGAAAGAACGGTATGACCTCTTTTCCAAGACCTCCGAAGGTTTGGTCGGTCTGGATATCAAGGGGTTCACTTCGCCTGCCGGTGATGTCCGATTCCAACCGGATGTTTTTGTAAATGATGGGGGCTCTCCGTTGGCTGCTTCCGGCGATGCCGCTAAACGGCCTTCAGCTCCTACCGTTTCTACTCCGGCTACTTCGCCGGCTGATCCCCTCAGTAAGTTTATCGTTGGGGACGGGGGAGATTATTTCTACAAGATTCAAGCGGTCAATCGGTATGGGCGGGCTGCTGCGATTGACCTGGTTGCTGGTCCAACTGCGGTGACCGTAGCCGCGGGTGATAAGGTGACCGCGGGATTGACCGGTGGAGTTATTGCTCCGGAGTGGTATGAGATTTTCCGGACCAAAACTGATGGTGCTACCGGGACTGAACGCCTGATACTCCGGGTGAAAAACGCTGCTGGCGCCAAGGAGCAGGTGTTTAACGATTACAACGATAACCTGCCTGGATGTACCAGTGCTTACCTCTTCCAACAGAATTTGGAATGCATGAGCTTCAAGCAATTGGCGCCTATGGTGAAAATTCCGTTGGCTACCGTTGATAGTAGCATTCGATTCATGATTCTGCTATACGGTGTTCCTACCTTGTATACCCCGGGTAAGAACGTGCTTTACCGGAATGTCGGTCGGTCCATTGGGTATGTTGGCGGTGCGTAATACAACCGAGTAAACGCCTAAATTGGGCGGGGTACGGGTTCTTACTTTCTTCCCCGTACCCCGTCCCTTAAAGAGAGCGAGGATACAAACCATGTTTTTGAAAAACTTGAATCAGCATCGAAAAGGTACCGGGGTATCGGTAAATGGGCATATCTATTTTATCGGTCCTAATCTGATTATCATTGATAAGGTGACCGGTAAGATGGTGCCCATACCGGAAAAGGATGCGCGGGAATTGCTCGGCGGTAAATCATGGGAAATATATGACCCCGCTAAACCTAATATTCCGGGTAAACTTAAAGCTATTGAACGCCCCCGGATTAGCCTGGTAACTAGCAAGGGGGTGATTCCCCCGCTTCCGGTTGAAACTCCGATTCTCATGGAAGCGGTGGTTACCGATGTTAAGCCTTTGGAGGCCCCGGAAATTACGGCGGAAGATGAATCTGAGGTAACCGAGGAACCGGAAGTTACCAATGAGCCTACGGCAGTAATTGATCCTCCGATTCCTGAGAAGGGCGGAGAGTGGTCAGATCCTTCCCCGGAATTTAGTACAAGTTGGTTAGTTGCTTGTGCTAAGGCTTACAAGATTAAGCTGAATAAGGGTAAGCCTAACAAGGGGGAGTTGGTGGTAAAGATAAAAAAAGCGATGTATCCCGAAGGATAACGTTTTAACGGTTAAGGAGTTACTATCATGTCAGATAATGTGAATCCGAAATCACGGCATATACCGGAATACGCTGCTGGAGTAGAAACCGTAACCGGTACTTTGGTAGTGCATACCGGCTTGCGGGAAATTCAGTCGGTTACCGCTTCTTTCGGGCAAGATTTGATTGGAGCTCAAGAAGCTTTGGTCGTCGCTGAAATCAGTGCCACCGTTCCCGGAGATATGACTCTGAAAACTTATACCGCGGCGGGAGTTGCCGGGGTTGTGCCGTCTACCGTTTGCTGGATGGCTCTGGGTAGGTAAAAGTTGGTATCGAGGGTAGATTATGTCCTTAGCGCAAGTCAGAGGCGGTATACCCCATGTAGTTCGGGATGACCTGGTAGACGATGCCGGGCGCATAATTAATCTACCTTTTTATTGTTCGCATTTGATAATCCGCAATCAAGGATTGAACGCTTGCAAGTTGTATTTTACTCAGGCTGATTTTGATGGCGATAAAAACTATGTAACGGTGCCAGTGCCGTCAACTACTTACCCCTATGGCGAATGGTCGGGAATGGTAGAAACGGCGGCGGGTAATAATTCAGATGTTTGGGTAAAAGCGTTAGCGTTAAAAACAACGGCTATTGAATTGGTAGCTTTCCAGCGGCGCGGATAAGGGGTAATTATGTCCTTAGTGCAAACAAGAGGCGGGGTACCGTATGTAGTTCGGGTTACCGGTCTAACTGCGGCTGGCCAGATAGTGAAGTTACCGTTTTATACTCAATTTGTGATTCTTAGGAATCAGGGTGCAAATGCATGCCGTTTGTTTTTTACGGCTGCTGATTTTACGGGTAATAAGAATTACGTTATTGCTCCGGTAGCATCGGCAACATATCCTTACGGGGAATGGGCTGGGCCGGTTGAAACTACGGCGGGGGATCATTCGGATTTATGGGTAAAATCGGATGTTGCCGGAGTGACTACTATTGAGTTGATAGCATTTCAGAGGCGAGGCTAATTGCACCGGAAAGGTAAGCCAAAATGAATCCTCACGATATAGCATCGTTAATTGAGCCTGCGGCAATTGCCGCTATTGTTGGCTTGGTTACGTGGTTAGTTCGTCGGGTATTCACTTATACTATTCCCAGGCTAGCCGAAGATTTCAAGGAAGCTTTGAACAATCAGCAAAAGCAATTCTTGCATCAGTTGGAATTGCAGCGTGATGATTTTAAGGGTGCTTTGGAAGCTCAGCGTAGTGATTTCAAGGAAACATTGAAGGATGAACGGGATCAATTAGGCCATGAACTAAACCGGCTATCTACTGCGGTTGAGGCATTGTTAGAACGTTAATAAACGGCAAAAACCGTAAGGAGAAATGAAAATGGAAATTCAACAAGTTCAGACCGGGGCAACCAAGTTAATTCAGATTTATGTTTCCGCCGTTGCTGGCGGTGCCGCTCTTACGGGAGCTACTGATTTGTTCGTGCGGGTTCGGCGTCAAAGTGATGGTAAGATTCTGGATTGGGCGGATATGACTTTCAAAGCCGCGGCATGGACTGACAAGGAACATTTGCTTGCGGAATTGGATGCCGCGAATCTTCCCGGAGTATATGCGTATGCTTTGAATACTACGAGTATCGTAACTCTGGTTGCCAATGATATTTACCAATTTTATTATTTTCAAACCCCGGGAGTATCGGCGATAATGCCGGTACCCAATGCTATTGAAATGGGTAAATGGCTAGATAATATCGATGGGGCTATTAGCGACTGCGCGAAGCCTACGGATATCTTGAGTGATGCTACACCGTTTGCGGGAGCCAATATAGCTAACTTGGATGCAGCGGTAAGCGACTGCGCGAAGCCTACGGATATTCTTTCCGATGCTACACCGTTTGCGGGAGCCAATATAGCTAACTTGGATGCAGCGGTAAGCGACTGCGCGAAGCCTACGGATATTCTTTCCGATGCTACTCCGTTTGCAGGTGCTTCAATTGCCTACCTG